TGCTTCAGTTTTAGTACCATGCTCTGCTTCAATTCTTGTTGGCATTTTAAAGTTTTTTCCCAGAGTATTTTTTAAATGCTTTTTATACTGATTCATAGCATTATCTACCCATTTAGTACTTGGCTCTCCAGCAGCTCTTAATTTTTGAGCACCTCTTCCTGCCAGTTTTCTTGGAACTCCAACCATACTTATTTTTATTAGATCCTTACTGTAAATATGTGCTCTATGGCCCATTGCTTTAAAACTCTGTCTGCCTGTTACTTTTTTTCTTTGTTTTACAAAACTTTTTGAGGCGCCAGTCAAAGCTTTCCAACCTTCTTTTATTATTTCATCATTACTTCTTGTATCATTCTCTTCTAAACTATTTATAAATACTGATTTCCAATCTTTTAATCTTATATGAAACTCAGCTCTTGCAATACCAGATGCAATTCTTTTTT